CCGTCTGGTGTGTCTGCAGGAGCAACTCCTTTCTCAACAATATCAAATTTTTCTAATTTAGTCAATATCATATCACATGCGTAGTCTTCATAGTAATTAGATGCAAATGCTCTTTTATATGGTATATCATTTAGATAGTATTGTGATGTAGCACCATGCACACCATTTTGAATATAGTCTTGCCACGCTCTAAAAAATCTTAATGGCATAGATGTTCCGTCCATAAAGAAACTAACATCCAATTCATTATACACCTTTGCAGTTGCATGTTTTTGTGTAATACCTTTATGCACTGACTTAACATCAAATGCTGAATATGTTACACCTGGCAACTGTATTTCATTGCATAGCAACTGTAAATTTAAAGCATTACCACTACCCACCATGTCCAGAAATGAGTCTGTTACATTTCTTTTAAAGAACTCAATGAGTTTTGATGTTGGTTGAATTTGAAATTCATACAAATTTGACGCAGAGATACCACCAGACTTGCCAATAGCCTGCATGAAATTCTGTAGTCCTCTTACGGTTGCCATAAATATACATATGGTTTGTTATATGTATTTATAGTGACTTACAAAGGAAAATACCGAGTCATCAATTATAAGAAGTATAAAGGTGATCCTACAGGTGTTGTATACCGTTCTTTGTGGGAAAGAAAGTTTATGAAGTGGTGTGACACTAACCACAATGTATTGGAGTGGTGGTCAGAAGAACTTGCCATACCATACAAGGATCCAGTCACAAATAGATGGCGTCGTTATTTTCCAGACTTCTGGATGAAAGTGAGAGAGAAGAATGGCAAAATAAAATCATATCTTATTGAGGTCAAACCAAAGAGACAAGTTGAAGGTCCTAAACCACAAAAGAAAAAGACCAAGACTTATGTTACTGAAGTCAAAACCTTTGCCACAAACACAGCAAAATGGGAAGCAGCAAATGAGTATTGCAGAGACAGACTCTGGGAGTTCAAACTCGTCACCGAACGAGAACTCAAGGTTTGATGCGTTAATGGAACAACTTAAAGGCAATAAGATATCAAACTCAAAACTTAGAGAAGAAGTATTCAACATATTGTTAGATGATGCCACTGAAACTCCAGAGGTAGGTAAGTTCTATACATTTGAGTATGATCCTAAATTTGCTGACAAATTGAAAGAGTGGGATGAGTATCCACTTGTATATGCTATGGAATATAAGAAAGATAACCTAATTGGTGCAAATGTGCACTATATACGTACAACAAACTCTAGATTAAAGGCACTAAATAATAAAAGGTTTCCTAAAAAAACTATACGTCAATACATTCCTAAAAGAGCAGACCGTATCTTTTTTGAAGTAAAAGAAGACGAAGTGGAACTAATTGGCACTTTACCACTAGAAAATTTTCATAGAAATAGATAATGTCTCAAGAAATGTCAGTATTAGAATATCCTGTAGGTCTTGGTAGAATACCTTATGCATCTTTCTTAGAGATCAACAGGTATGAATACCAAGAAGCGATGGATAAGGTTGCGAAGTCTCAAAATGACGCTCTTGGTGCATTACAAAGAAGTAAACTTGCGACAAGTATTGTAGATACAGTAGGTAACGTGCAAGAATTTGCATATGGTGCAGGAGAATACTCTGAAGGTCAGCAGAAAAAATATAATGAAGAATTTGAGCTTGTAAAAGCACAAAAAGTGGTCACAAATGAAGGTAAAAGAAACCAAGTAACAAAAACTGTCAGGAAAGTAAATATTACTGATCCAAATGTAGATAGAACTTTACTTATAAAAGTAAATGGTGAGGAAATATCCATAGGTGAACTATTGGATATGAAAGAACAGATGAAGAATCAAAAAGATAAAGGTTTGATGTTAAAGAAATGTCTTCTACCTTTACCAAATGAGTTTCAATATAAGTATGGTGCAGACTGGAATAACGAATTTAAACTAGGAACATTGGCAATGGCTGCTGATGATTTTGGAAAATTTACTACAACTGTGAGTGCAGGAGCTGGTATTGGTGCTGTGGGTAGTTGGTTAACTCAATGGTTAAGTAAAGGTGTTAGTGCAGGAAAAGCAGGAGGAGTAGATGTTAATAAACTTGTTCAAGCTGGAGCATCAGGAGCAGGAACAGCAGCAAATTTATATGGTGTTAATAGTAAATTAGATCCAACTAACCTTGCAGGATTAGCAGGACTTGCACCAAACGAAAACTCTATACAATTCTTTCAAAGAATGCAAGGTAGAGAGTTCTCATTTAGATTTGAATTAGCAGCAAGAAATGAAAAAGAAAGTAAAAAAATTATATCTATTATAGAATGGTTCAAACGTGGTATGCATCCTGGCTCAAAGCAAGGTAGAGGTAGTGCAGTTCTACTAACATTCCCAGATGTATTCACACTTGTTCCTAAATTTGTAAAATGTGGAACTAATGGTTTGCCATTAGGAGAACCAATACAGCATCCTATGATGCCTAAGACAAAAATTTGTGCGTTAACTAATTTACAAATAAACACCACACCTTTTGGTCAGTTACAGACAGTGTTTGATGGAACAGTACCACTGGTTACTATGGAACTTACTTTCAAGGAAACAACAAAACTTACACGTGTGGATATGGAAGGTGCAATGTTGACAGACAAGAGAACTTCAAAAATTCTATTTGCTTCTACATCAGAGGGAACATTTACAAGAGATCCAGACTCAGATCACAATGGAAGGGTAACATACTAATGAGTTTATTAAACAAATTACCAGAAATATATTACGGTATAGGGTCAAAACCATTAGACCCAGATTATATTTTGATTAGAAATATATGGAGACGTGCAGAAATTCTAAAGGAATTTAAAGCAGAGGTAAGTTTATTTGCTGAGTCTATAGTTGGTGATGGTGAAAGACCAGAGGACGTTGCAACTAGATTATATAAAAATCCATTTTATAATTGGACATTGCTTGTTATTAATGACATAGTTGATTACTATGCACAGTGGCCTAAATCTGTAATTCAATTGCAGCAGTTTATTAACGATAAGTATGATAATCCACAGGCAACTAAAGATTATGTTACTACAGAAGTTAAGGATTCTAAAGGTGATATTATTGTCCCTGCGGGTAAAGTTGTTCCATCTAACTTTCAAGTAACATACTTTAATGGATCGACAACTGTTACATCAAATCCTGTTGCAGCTAGAACATATGCACAATATGAGTATGATTTGAACACAGAGAAACAAAGAATACAGGTTGTGAAACCTGAGATAATAGAAGATTTTGTTGGTAATTATTATAAACTTATCAATAGAGGACAGAATAATATTGCGGTCACGTCAGGTGCAGATATAAAAATGCAATAAAAAAGGGGTCGTATGACCCCTTTACTATTAGTCGTCTTGTGCTAGTTGAGCAAAATACGATAACGTATCCTCTTGCTGAGGTTCTTCTTTTTTGAATGAAGGTGTTGCAGCAACAGGTGTTGGTGCTTCTGCTTCTTCTCCAAATACTTCCTCGTCAAGTGGTTTTGAGTAGTTCCCCTTCAATGTAGACTCAAGACGTTGCTTAAGTTCATCGTAAGATTTAAACTGATCATCAGCAGTAAATGCTGCTAGACTGTGCTCTTCTTTCCAGATTGCTTCCAATTCTTTGTCGTTGAATCCACCTAATACAGATGTCTCAGCAAACTCAGATTTGTCGTAGTTCCAGAACCCTGCAACACGTGTGATCTTCAACTTGAAGTCAGCACCTTTCCAGAAATCAAATGGATTTACTGGAGTCTCATCCTCAAATGCGGGTTGCATAGATTCCATGATCTTATCAAAGATCTTCTTACCGAATCTGTATAAGAATACTCTGCCTTCATTAGCAGGATTCGCACTATCTTTAACAACGTAGATGTTGCTGTAATAGTTTAACTTACGCTTTTGCTTGCGTGCTTGATCTCTTTGTGGAGATCCCTCTGCTCCTGCGTTCCAAAGTTCTCTGTTGAGATCAGAGACAGGATCCTTTTTACCTAAAGTTGTCAAGGAGTTTTCGATATACCATCCACCAGGACCTTGGA